TATCAAATTTAATTAATGCAGACTACAACGAACGTATAATTAATATTGGAATAAATAAATTTAATATTACAAAACGACAATTAATAAAAATAATTGAAAAAACTTTAAACATAAAACTTGATATTTTGTTTTATGAAACTGAAGATAGTAGATCATATTTTGTTGATTTTTCGTTACTAAAAAGATTAAATAGTAGAAATTGCTATAACTACGAAAGAGGTGTTTTTGATTTATATTTTAAAGATAAATTAACATTTAGTTTAGAGGAATGGGACACCATATTAAATTATTACAGACCAAACGGATCATCCAAAACATGGTATCTCCAAGAAGAAGGTAAAATAGACATACCAAAAATGTGGGGACATTGGAATATTGTAAATACTGAAGGAGATAACAAAATGTTTGACCCTAGTATTGCGAAAGAACAAGTAACTCCAAGTTTTTATTACGATTATGCTGAGTTTGTAACTAAAAAAGATTTAGAAAATAAAAAACACATATATCTAATTAACATATACGATCCTAATTTTTTTATAAGAAATATTGACATTGGATTTGGTTGTATTTCCGAAAAATATAAAAAAGATATTATTGAAGAGAGATGTCACATTGTGTTACTTCTAACAATGGAAGGATATAGTGGATGTGATAACAATTATGACTTAGAAATAATTAACAAATGGATTGAAAATGCAAGATTTAACCCTAAATGTGTACATTACATTAGTGGTAATTTAATTATAGATAAATTAGTAAAAGAAAAAAATTTAGAATTTGATTGTATTCCCGTATCAACTTTTGATAATTGGATTAACTATTTGGAAATTAAGGATAAACCAATTGTTAATTTTGAACCGATAGATAACAATTTTTTATATTTAACGTACAACAGAAATCCAAGACACCATAGAAAAGTATTATTATCAAGAATGTTAAATAAAAATTTATTACAATACGGTAGAATAAGTATGAATAAATTTGAAACTGCCAATTACGATGAATTAGCTAACGAAGACCCAATTAAAAGATTACACGATTTAACACCAATCATAATTGATAAATCATTAGATATTAATTGGGCTAACGATGTGACCACTAACGATTATACATATACATTTATGTCAATCGTTACTGAAAGTTTAACCGATAAAAATACTTTGTTTTTATCTGAAAAAATATTTAAACCAATTGCAACAGGTCATCCTTTTATGGTGATAGGTAATAAAGGAACACTCAAAAAATTACGTGAGTTTGGGTTTATGACTTTTGACAGATGGTTCGATGAAAGTTATGATATGGAAGAGGAAATGGGTAATAGGGTAGATATGGTCATTAATGAAATTGAAAAATATAAAGATAAAACAATAGATGAATTGAAAATAATTAGAAATCAAATGAGAGATATTTGTCTACATAACCAAGCTAGATTTAAACAAATGGTTAGAGACAAGTATTCATTTGACGGTGAAAATATAAACGGATTAAAAGAAATACAATTGATTATAAAGTCAATTTATAATAAAATACCAAATGGTGAAAAAACATTGACATTTACACCTAAAAGGAGTATAATTTAAAAAAGATTAGAACATGAAAATAGGATTTATTGGTGTTGGAAAATTAGGTAAGGACGCCGCTGAAGTTATGTATGAATCAGGACACGATGTATTAGGTTACGATGTTAAAATAATGTCTGAAACAAAAATCAATATGACAACATCAATTATGGATGTTTGTAAACATGGTGAAATTATTTTTATCGCGGTTCCCACTCCACATCATCCAGATTATGACGGTAGGAACCCCACATCACATTTACCTAATAAAGATTTTGACTACTCAATAGTTAAAGAGGTATTAACTGAGGTAAATAAACACACAAGTAAAGAACAACTTGTTGTTTTAATTTCAACAGTATTACCTGGAACAATTAGAAGAGAGTTTATAAATTTATGTGATAATATCAGATTTATATATAATCCTTATCTTATTGCTATGGGTACAGTTAAATGGGATATGGTTAATCCTGAAATGATTATTATTGGCACCGAAGATGGTTCATTTACGGGTGACGCAAAAATCTTATTAGATTTTTATAAAACATTTATAAAAGAAGGAACAAGATACGAGGTAGGTACTTGGGACGAAGCTGAAGGAATCAAAATTTTTTACAACACATTCATCTCAACAAAGGTAGCATTAGTCAATATGATTCAGGATGTTGCAGAAAAGATTGGTAATATGAACGTAGATGTTGTAACAGGTGCGTTAGAAAGAAGTACATATAGAATATTGGGTCCCGCATATATGAAGGCTGGAATGGGAGACGGTGGAGGATGTCACCCAAGAGATAATATAGCGTTACGTTATATGGCGGAAAAATTAGATTTAAAATATGATTTATTTGATGCCATAATGGAGGCGAGAGAAAAACAAGCCATGAATATGGCAAATAAATTAGTTTCATTAAGTGAAGAATTTAATTTACCAATTGTAATATTAGGTAAATCATATAAACCGGATGTAGAATATATTGACGGGTCATCATCAATACTTGTCGGACATTATGTTGAAAAAACAAATAATAAAGTTGAATACGATTTAGAACAACCAATTCCCGCTATCTACCTTTTAGGACATTACGGTAAACATCATGATTATGATTTTCCCGAAGAATCAGTTGTGTTAGACCCATGGAGACAATTTAAATCAGATAAAATAAAAGTAATCCAATATGGAAACACAAGAAAAAGTTCTTAATTTAGTATACGATGTTTGGGATGAAGAAAATAATAAACCGATTGCCAATTGTTCAGATAGTTTAGGTGACATTGAGTTTAGATATGAAAATGGTTTTATTGATTTCTACGAGAGATTCTATAAGGCTCAATTAAATACCGATAGAAATTCCATACCAAGAACTTTTAATAAAATTGAGGAAGTTTGGAAAAGACCAAACGAAAATTTTTATTATTTTATTAAAACAAGTTTACATATTAGGGTAATGTTATTAGATAGAGGTCTAAAATTTTCACCTATAGTTAAAAATTGTCTAAAAAATTGTAAAAACATATTTGTTTGTTTTTTATGTGAACATGAAAGTGATGATGTTCACGGGTATAAAATTTTATTGCATTCATTAAGTGAATGGGGGTTATCACAAGAACAATTTATTTTATTAAACAATAATTTTTTAATGAACACCTATGGAGAAAAGTATAATTCTAAAATCAAAACACATAGGTTAGATTTATTGGCGTTGACATCTTGTAGTATTTTTTCACATAATAAAATACCATTTATCACCAATAAAGAAGGTAAATTATTTATTTGTCACAATAGAAATCAAAAACCACATAGATATGGTATTTTATCCTTAATTAGAAATGGTGGATTTATAGATAATGTAAATTGGTCACTTGTGTCGGGAAATAAAAAAAACGAAGAAGAGATTTGGCAATTAAGTGAAGTGATGGATTTGGAAATTGTTGAAAAAATTAAAGAAGATATATTATATTTCTATTCAATAGATATTAAAAAAAGTGATTATGAAATAAATAGAAGAGATTTTATAGGTCACGATGTAGTGGCAGATAAATCTGATTTACCACCTTTAAGTGGAGCGGCAATGGAATCTGGTGGTTATATGTTACCTGAATATGGCTTAACATATCAAAATTCATATATTAATATTGTTACTGAATCAATATGGTTAGACGATTATGAAGTTGTCCATATAACAGAAAAATCATTTAGACCTTTTAATTTTTATAATCTACCTATTTTTGTTGCAACACAAGGTCATGTAAAATTCATTAAAGAAACTTATGGATTTGATTTGTTTGATGATTTAATTGACCATAGTTACGATAATGAGCCTGACATTAAAAAAAGATTAATGATGGTATATAATGAGATTAAAAGATTGAATGATAATGAAGAAAATGTTATAAAATTCTATTCCGAAAATCAATATAGATTTGAAAAAAATAGAGAAATTATTTGTAACATACCAAATAACGATAATGATTTGAAATTTTTACAAAGTTTGATGTCGTAATATGAACATATAAAATAAAATTAATGAAATTAATATGTTTCGGTGATAGTTGGACAGCAGGACATGGAATTGAAACTGACGTAAAATATAAAGAAGAACCGTTTCCTCACATGTTCATTCAAAAATTAAGAGATATGAACTCGTGGCCAAGATGGGTCTCAGATAAATTAAAATGTGAATATGTTAATTTAGGTGTTTGTGGTTATGGTAATGAATACATTTTAAAAGATTTAAAAGAAACAGTTGAAAACGGGTTCATTAATAAAGACGATATTGTTATAGTAATGTTATCGTATCCTTACCGTTATAAATCAAAAGATACTCACAATGTTGTTGAAATATATCTACTCATAGAAGAATTATTAAAGGGATATAAACATTTTTACTTTAATTCTTTCTATCCGTCATTTAGAGAAGAGGATGTTGATACAAAAAAATTACCTGAATATTTTATAAATCCAGATGGATGTGTATCTGATGTATTAAGAAAATACGAAATTAAAAATGATATCGGTGTTTGGGAATATGGTAGTAGGAGTGTATGGAATGATGAAAAGAACTTTTATGAAGGAGATTACCACCCAAATTTGAAGGGGTATAAGGTCATAGGTGATTATATTTATAAACAAATCATAAATAAACTATGACAGCTCAAGAATTTTTAATAGAAAAATATCTTATAAAGTTTGGTGAGAAACTTGTTGATTACATACCAAGAATACCAAAGGAAACAAACTATTATGCTGTTTTAGTGGAACCAAGATTAAACCACAAGATATTATATATATTAAAAAATCATATGTATTTTCTAAATGAAAGTGAATCAAATATAAAATGGGGACTACAAATATTTCACGGTATCAACAACGAAGACCAAATTAAACACATAACAAAGGATTGGTTAAATGTTGAATATGTTAATATGGAAGTTGATAATTTTACTAAAATAACGTTTAATCAATATATTAAGAATCCAAATTTTTGGAAAAAGGTTAAAGGGGATAAAGTTTTATTGTTTCAAATGGATTCTATTTTATTGAGACACGGAATAGACGAATTTTTAGATTACGATTATATTGGTGCCCCGTGGACTAAACCAAAAGAAGGTAATTTAATTGGAAATGGAGGATTGTCACTTAGAAATAAACATAAAATGTTAGAAATATCCGAAAAATATAATGAATATGACCCAATGTGGGAGGATATATTCTTTACAAAATATGTAGATAAAACAAAATTACCTAATTTAGAAACGGCTATGAAATTCAGTGTAGAAGACGTGTTTTACCCAACTCCATTCGGTATGCACAATCCAAATAAAACCTCCCCATATTTGATTGAATATATTTTAAATAATTCTCAAATAAAACTTTGATTTACATATATTTTTTGTTATATTAAAACAATGAATATAGATTACAAGTGGCCATTAATTAACGACAATATAACTATCTCAGATAGAAAGGTTTTATCGGATTTTATACTTTCAAATAAAAGATTAACAAACGGTAAGAAAGTCATAGAATTTGAAAATATATGGTCAAAATGGCTTGGAACTAAACGTTCAGTTATGGTTAATTCAGGCACTTCAGGAAATTACATATCAATCGCAATTGTTAAAGAATTATTAGGTATAGGTGAAGTTATCGTACCACCATTAGGGTGGGTATCGGATATCTCATCTGTTACCCAACTTGGAATGACTCCGGTGTTTGTTGATGTTTCTATGGATAATTTATCTATCACATCTGAAAACATTAAAAATGCTATTACGGATAAAACAAAAGCAATTGTTTTAGTGCATTGTTTAGGATTTAATGCGATTAACGAAGAAATAATTAAAATTTCAAAAGAAAAAAATATTTTATTAATTGAAGATTGTTGTGAAGCTCATGGTGCAACATTCAATGGTCAAAAAGTTGGAACATTTGGTGATATATCTATATTTTCATTTTATTTTGGACATCATATAACAACCGTTGAAGGTGGTATGATATCAATGAATGACGAAAAAATTTACGAGTTATCTAAATTATTTAGATCTCACGGAATGACCAGAGAAGTTTCAAATGAAACTCAAGAAGAATATAAAAACAAATACCCAAATTTAAATCCGTTATTTACTTTTGCGGTTGCGGGATTTAATATGAGAAGTACAGAATTAAATGCGGTATTGGGGATAGAACAAATGAATAGAATTGACTCAAATGTCAAAAAACGTCGCCATAATTTTAAATTGTGGTTAGACAATTTAGATAAGAACAAGTATATAGTTGAATTTGACTTGGAAGGCAATAGTAATTTTGCGTTACCATTGATTATGAAACCTAATTATACCGATAGATTATCAATTAATGATGATTTTAGTGGTGTTTGTGATATATTAGATTTAAATGGTGTTGAATATAGGTTAGGGACATCAGGTGGTGGAAATCAATCATTACAACCATATCTTGAAAAATATGAATATAAAGTTGTTGGTGAATTAACAAATGTAAACTACGTACATAGTAATTCACTTTATATTGGTAATCACACTGATTTAAATGACGAACAAATAATAAATTTATGTAAAATGTTAAATAATGTTTAAAAATAAAAAAGTTTTAATCACTGGTGGAGGTGGAATGATTGGTAGGTCATTAATTAACCAATTAATAGATAAAGAATGTAAGATATATGTGGCAGATTTAACAACCCCGACAGATTTACCTGAAGGTGTTGAACACTTACAGGTTGATTTAAGATTTTTTGACAATTGTTTAGACATTTGTAAAGGAATGAATTATGTGTTTCATTTAGCTGGAGTTAAAGGATCACCACAAATGGCTAAGGAACAACCAGTTGATTTTATGGTTCCAATGTTACAGTTTAATACGAACATGATACAAGCCTCATTTGAGGCTAAAGTAGATTGGTTTTTATACACTAGTTCAGTTGGGGTTTATTCTCCATCCGATGTTTTCTTTGAGGATAGTGTATGGTCAACATTTCCATCACCAAATGACAAATATGCGGGTTGGGCAAAAAGAATGGGAGAATTACAAACTGAAACATATAAAATACAATATGATTTTGACAGATTTTCAATAGTGAGACCGGCAAATGTATTTGGATCATATGATAATTTTAATCCAGCCAATGCAATGGTAATACCATCGTTAATTAGAAAAGCACAGGAGAATGAAATTTTAGAAGTTTGGGGAGACGGAACACCAATAAGAGATTTTATTTATGCGGACGACGTCGCTAAAGGAATGATATTTGCGGTTGATAATAAAATAACTAAACCATTAAATCTTGGTTCGGGTGTTGGTTATACAATTAAAGAAGTTGTTGATTTAGTAGTTAAACATTCAGGTAAAGTTTTAGAAGTTAAATGGTTATCCGACAAACCAAATGGAGACCAGAAAAGATTATTTGATATGAGCACCGCAAAATCATATGGATGGGAAATTGAAATTGGATTAGATGATGGAATTAAAAAAACAACCAATTGGTTTTTAAATAATAAAGATATTTTAGATAAACGTTATAATCCATTTGTAAATCATTAATATGAGTAATTTTTTAGAAGGTAAAATAGTAGTAGTAACCGGAGGTTCTGGTTTTATTGGATCACATTTTTTATTGGAATTAGTAGAAAGAGGTGCAGACGTAAGAACACATACACATAATAAACCACTTCAAGTTAGTGACGATAAAATTAAAGTAATTAAAAACATTGATTTAACAAACTTGAATGATTGTTTAATATTAACACAAGGGGCGGACTATGTAATCCATTGTGGTGGGAGTATTGCTCACCCATCAACGGTACCAACAGATGTTCAGATATCATTAAATCAATTAACAATCATTGGTAATGTATTGGAGGCATGTGCAAAAAATAAAGTCAAAAGATTTTTAGATTTAAATAGTTCAACTGGGTATCCTGATATTCGCAGACCATTAACTGAAGATGAGTTTTGGGTAGATGAACCATATAAATCATATTATGGTTATGGTTGGATGAGAAGATATAGAGAGAAGTTAATGGAACATGTTTCAAGATTTTCAGGGTTAGAAATTGCTTTAGCAAGATGTACCGCGATATTTGGACCGTATGATAATTTTGATTTAAAAACTTGTCACGTTGTGCCGGCTTTAATTAAAAGACATTTAAGTGGAGAAGACCCATTTGTTATATGGGGAACACCTGATGTTGTAAGAGATTTCTTATATGTTAAAGACGTTGTTAAAGGTGCGTTATTAATTTTAGAAAATGGAGAATCAATGAGACCATATAACTTAGGATATGGTGGTGGAATCACAATAGGTGAGATTGTTGACAGTATTTTAAAAGTGACAGGTGAAACACCTAAAGTAGAATACGATGTCACAAAACCCACTACAATTCCATTTAGAGCGGTTAGTATTGATAGAATAAAAAATGAATTAGGATTTAATCCGACATACACATTTGAAGAGGGCATTAAAGAAACAATAGAATGGTACAAAAGGACTTATTAATAGTATATAATACATTTGGTACTCCAAGAATACCTACACAATATATTGATAATTTAAATTCGATATTTTGGCATATAGAAAAACATAATCTGTATGGTAGTGTGAGAGTTGTGGTCTCATCGGTATTAAATAATCAAAAATATGTGGATGAATTAATTAATACATTTGGAGATAAAATCACAGTTATTAAATATGATTATAGATGGCCATTACAGGTTACATTTAACAAAACAATACAAACCACAATTGATAACTTTAAAGAAGAATATAATGGTTATTTATACGTGAGTGCTGGCATTAACTTTTCAGAAATTGAGGACTTGTTCCCAAGAATGATTGAAAAGAATAATAGTGGTGAATATGGTATGATACATTTAGATGTGGATCACGATCACGGACATGAAAATTTAAATGAAAATTCGTCACATCAAGAAACTTTAGATTTAACTAAGGATTACATAATACCAATAAAACAATTCTGTCATTTTGTTGTGGTTTTAATAAATAAAAGTATTAAAGATTTTTACGGTGTTGCAGTATCGGACGTTTATGGTAAATGTGGAATGGAGGCTTCATTATCTTTTACTTGTGCTGCGATTAGAAAAAAATATATTTTAATGGGTAACTCTAAATGTTATCACATATATCATGCGGATAGTCAACCCACCGATGAATTTTTAAATGGTGGTGATTATTTTGAAATAAATTGTGGTTTATTGTGGGGAAGAACACATGATACCTTTAAAAATGACATTGAAGGTATTAATTCTGGTTTAGGTCATTATCCAGGACCGTATATTAAAGAGGCTATATGGAAGTACTATAATTTACCACCAAAAATGGAAAAGTTTGATGAGAATTACCTATCAATAGACGATAGGTTAAAACACTCAGTTAAAAGATGTTATTTTACTAATAAAACTGAGATTGATTATGATAAAATTATAAATAAAATACTATGAAAAAAGTAGTAATAATTGGAGATAGTTTTTGTAGATCATACAAGAAATCAAAAACTAGACCTAATGAAAAGTTTTGTTTTTGGGTCGATGAATTAAAAGTACATTTAAATAATGAATTTGAAATAGTACTGGACGCTCAACCAAGTAGGGACGCCAAGACCATTTTAGAAAATTGGATTAAAATATTACCACAATTAAATGAAGATGATTTTATAGTTGTCTGTTTTCCTTCATTAAATAGAACAAGATTACCGTTTCACAAAACTAATTATGAATATTTAAAATCTTCAGACGGAAGAATTAATATAATAAATAGATTTTATGGAACCGCATCGTATGATAACTCATACCAACATTTAGAATATTGGGGAAACAAATATAATTGGAAATATTTCGAAGAAAATTTAAAATATCAAGAAATGATAAATAGTTCAGTCGCAAATGAATTGAATTTTTTAGAATTAATTGAAAGTTTATCTAAATTAACAAAATGTGGTAAATATATTTTTACGTGGGACGAATTTGGTCAAACGAGTAATTACATAAGGAATAAAGATAATGTAAAAGAAGATGTGGGATTGTACGAATCTTTTAATGATGTTTTTTTAGAAACAAATGGTGAATGTGGGATAACTGATTTTCATTGGAGCTTCAAAATGAACAAAAATTTTTGTGAATTTATTTATAAATTAATTAATAATGGATAATATATTTTTTATTGGTTTTTGTGAAATTAAAAGTGAAATTGAATTATTAAATTTAAAAAATGAAATTAATAGTCTTAACCCTAAAATTATTGTGTGGGACTGGGTTAGTGAAAGTGATATGTCACCAAATAAAATAAATAAAGAGATAATAGAATTCCTTAATGAAACTAAAATTGAAGTATACATTCTATTCGGAATTGAAAAACAAGATGTTAAAATTAAAAAATATGAAAAATACAAAAATATAAAAATTTTATTTATTCCTCATTATTTTTTTAATTCAATATATATCACACAATTTGAAACATATAATAAAGTTAAAAAAGAGATAGATAAAAGAATTTATGATAAATTATATATTTGTTTAAATCATCACACAAGACCTAATAGATCATTGACAATTGATAAACTTTGTGAAAATAAATTATTAAGTTACGGTAATTTTTCGTGGCACACATATTATGACTCTCATATTTTTAAATGTTGGGAACAAAAAATAACAAAAATTGATGAAATTACATTATTTGGTGCTGATACATCAGATGAACATTTGTTATCGGTTAATTACGGTAATCCTTTAATAAATTTAGTAACTGAAACATTATGTCTTTCAGATGAATGTTTTTTTATTACGGAAAAGGTGGCTAAACCCATATTATTAGGACAATTGTTTTTAGTTGCTGGAACCAAAGATTACCATAATAATTTAAAAAAATATGGTTTTGAGATGTACGACGAGATTTTTGATTATGAGTTTGACAAAAAAGAGTCTTTAGAAGAAAGAATAGACGGAATTATGGGAAATTTATTAAAAATAAAAGACGAAGATTATAGTAATATATATGAAAAACTTAAAGAAAAAATAGAAAAAAATACTTTAACCTCAATTGAAATTATTAAACAAAATAAGTTTACATCTCAAGAATTTTCGTTATTATATACTCAGTATAAAGATGAATTTGAAAACGCAATCAAAAACAATAAATTTAAAAAATTTTATTTTTAAAAAATATGAATAAAGTATTAATTACGGGTATATGTGGAATGGTAGGGTCTCATTTGGTCGATTATCTTTTAGAAAAGACAGATTGGATAATCTACGGTTTTTGTAGATGGAACGAATCTTTGGATAATATTGAACATTTGTTAGAAACCATCAATAAAAATGAAAGAATACACTTAATTTATGGTGATCTTAATGACTACGCTTCAATTACAAATAGCATAAACATATCAAAACCAAATTATGTATTTCATTTAGGTGCACAATCGTACCCACAAACGAGTTTTTATTCACCTTTGGAGACTTTACAAACTAACATTATTGGTACCACAAATTTATTAGAATCTTTAAAAACTTCACCATATAAAGACGCCGTAATTCATGTTTGTGCATCAAGTGAAATATTTGGTCGAGTACCGGCGGATAAACTACCAATTGATGAGGAATGTAGTATACATCCGGCGTCACCGTACGCAATTTCTAAAGTTGGAACAGATTTAATCGGTCGTTATTATGCTGAGGCGTATGATATGACAATAATGACAACTAGAATGTTTACACATACAGGACCAAGAAGAGGAGACGTATTTCATGAATCCACATTTGCAAAACAAATTGCAATGATTGAACACGGACTACAAGAACCTAAGATATATGTAGGTAATTTAGATTCATTAAGAACATATGCTGATGTTAGAGACGCGGTACGAGCATATTATATGTTAGTCACAATGAACCCAATAAAAGGTGAATATTATAATATAGGTGGTAATCACACATGTAAAGTAAGTGATACCTTGGAATATCTTATTAACAAGTCCACAGTTAAAAACATTGAGGTGATAATAGACCAAAGTAGGTTAAGACCAATCGATGCGAATCTACAAGTACCGAACACAACTAAATTTGAAAACCATACAGGTTGGACCCCACAGATAAAGTTTAATGAAACAATGGATGATTTATTGGAATATTGGAGAGATAGAATAAAAAACGGAAGAAAATTTTTAAACAGATAAAATATGGAAAAGAGAAAGTACTTGCCAACATTGGCGGAATTAATTGACAGAATGAGTATATCACAATTAAAAGAAGTGTTTATACCGGAACATAAAGAAGTTTATACACAGGAAATTAAAGACATCCAACACGACGTCGATTTAATTCTTAGTGAAAACAATGGTGTGATAGACGCACAAACAATTAGAGCAATTGTTGTGTTAGCACAAACCAATTTACATATTTGGCACAATGAGTCCAATTATCGTAAAGGAATTAAGGAAGGTAACGATTTAGAATTGACACATGGTTTAAATGGTGTTAGAAATACCGCTAAAAACAAAATTCAAGAAGTTGTTGGGGGTAGAAAAGACTATAAGGTTGATTGTTTAGCTGCGGAATTTCAAAATTGGGGAATTAGTTGGGATGGTACCACACCTGAAATAAATGAAGGGTAAAATAAAATAAAATGAAAACATACATTAACGATAAAGAAATTACAAGAATATTACACGATTGGAAATATAGAGGTTTTGTTGTTGTGAATGTCTTTACAGAAGAAGAGGCTGAGGAAATTAAAAGTGAAATGAATCGTTTAAGAATTGAAAGAAACGAAAAAGAAACCACATGGGGAGAATATGGTATGTATTCACATCCACAAAAAGAATCCGAAAAAATCTTAAAGTATTTAGGACACCCAAAACTTTTAGAAATTGTTGAATTACTATTTGGTGAAGAATGTGTCGGAATACAAAGTTTGGCATATTTTAAACCATCAGGTGAATTAGGTAGAGACGCTCACCAAGATGGAATATATTCTCAATCTGGTTGGGGTAGGTCGATGAACGCCAGTGTAACTTTAGATTATTCTAATGAAACTAACGGAGGTTTATGGGTCTATGAAAGTTCACATTTTTTACCAATCTTAGACATAGAAGTTGACGAAGAAAGAACCAAAACAAATCCTTTATTTTGGAAAAATGAAAGAGGTAAACCATGTAAAATGCCTGAAGGACATAATTTTCCTTTAGTTTATACTGAATCAAAACCGGGAGATGTTGTGTTTGTACATTCACATTGTGTTCACGGATCAAACGAAAATAAAAGTGATAAAAATAGAAATTCATTAGTAATTGGATATAAAGCAAAAACCGCACCTATGAGAGAAGGTGGTTTAATGAAAAGAGAACCAATTGATGTTCATGAAATTAAAAATAAATTTTGGGGAGAATAACATATGTCACAAATAGAAAAAAAATGGAGCGATTTTGAAGAAAGACCATCTAAAGTTTTTGGTTATGAAGTTCCCGTGTTCACACCTTCAATATTCAGAGAATTTAGAGGTGAAATTTTTACAACATTCCATAGTGAAGAACATCCTGTAATGGGACACATTCATTACGATAAAAATGAAATTAGTATTCATGGTAGATTTTCTAAATCATATAAAAATGTTTTAAGAGGTTTACATTATGATGATAAAACTTGGAAATTAGTACAGGCGTTAGTTGGTGATATTTATTTAATTGTTTTAGATGTCAGAGAAAAATCACCAACGTATGGTAAGTGGGAATCTTATTTAATATCTGAAAAAAATAGAGACCAAGTGTTAATACCACCAGGTTTTGCTAATGGACATTATGCGTTAACTGATTGTGTTTTTCATTATAATCTTTTTTATAAAGGAGAATATGTGGATTCAATTAATCACGGAGTCGCAAAATGGAATGACACACAATGGAATATAGAATGGCCGACAAATAATCCAACATTACAAATGAAAGATAAATGATAAAGAATTTAGAAAAATATCCGGTGGTTAGAGAAGTACCACAAACTAAAGAGGATTTAATTGCCTTTGAAGATTTAATTGTATCCCATTGGGAAGGAGGTAAAATACGAGGACCTGTACATCTTTCAAACGGTAACGAGGAACAATTAATTGAAATTTTTAAAAGAATTGATAAAAGAGATTGGGTGTTTTCAACTTGGAGATCACATTATCATACTTTATTGAAAGACATTACACCTAATTGGTTAGAGAGACAAATTTTAGATGGTAAATCAATAACAATTTGTAAAACTGATGAAAAATTTTATTCATCCGCAATAGTTGGTGGAACATTATCAATTGCGTTAGGTGTGGCAATGGGAATAAAGAGAGATAATTCAGATGAAAAAGTTTGGGTATTCATTGGAGATATGAGTTTTGAAAGTGGAATATTTTATGAAGTTTATAAGTACGCTAAAAATTATGACTTACCATTACATTTTGTTGTAGAAGACAATGGAGTATCTACGTACACACCAACTGAAGCAACATGGAATGGAATTAAAAGAGAAGTACCTGATGATGTTATTTGGTATGATTATAAATCAAAATATCCACATTATGGAACTGGTAAATGGGTAGCATTTTAAAAAAAACAATATGACATATAAAGAAACACTTACAAATATAATGACAGAAATGTCTAAAGATTCAAATACAGTTTTTATTGGACAACAAATTGTGTACGCTGGAAATCCAATGAGTACAACATTAGGAAATGTACCAAAAGAAATGATGATTGAAGTACCTGTTATGGAAGAAACACAAATGGGTATGACATTAGGGTTATCAATGTTAGGAAAAAAAGTAGTTACATTTTACCCAAGATGGGATTTTATTATTTCGGCAGCTAATCAGTTAATTAATCACGTCGACAAATACGAATTAATGACAGAACAAAAACCACATATAATAGTTAGAGTTGGTAAGGGTTCAGACACACCATTAGACCCAGGACACCAACATAAAGCAAATTATATTGAGGAGTTTAAATCGATGTGCAAAACAATCAAAATATTTGATTGTAAATCACCAAAAGAAATTAAAGAAGCTTATCATTTCGCCAATAACAATAAAGGGGTATATATTATAAATGAATACCCTGAAAAATATAATGACTATGGTGTTTTAAATATTATTTGTGACGAATCAAGTGATTATTCTAACACTAATCAAATTCAAAATATTTTTGGAGAAGGTTGGTATGAAGTTACTAATTATGAAATATGTGACCGTAATCAAATTAGTTTACGTAAAAATGAAAATTTTTACCATATAATTGTTATTAATAGTTATTTAACTTCATTATATCGTGAAAACCCAATTTTACCACTATCGGAAGAAATAAAACAATTAATGAGAGAAAATAAAAATTTATATACTATTTTCCTAACTGAACATGAATGTGAAACTAATGAAATAATTGAAGTAATGGATTATGCTATTAGAAATGAAAAATTGGACACTAAACAATTTTATATTATTAATGGTAATGAAAAATTAACAGAATTAAAAAATAGTATTACCACTGGAATTAATGTACATACAACGAATAGATTACATCTTGTAGTCAGTAAAAATATGTGTACGTTTGGTTATGATTACCAATTTAAAGGAGATAAAGAAAACTTATTTATGTGTCATAACAGAATGTTAAAATCTCACAGATTTAGTATGTTATGTATGTTAAAAAAATATGGTTTATTAGAAGAAACAGATTGGTCATTATTGAAAGGACATCAAATGGAAAGTTTTAGAACACCTGATGGTGTTTTACCCGGTTGGATGGTGGGTAATATTTTATTTGAAGATGAAATTGAAAATTTAAACGAAGAAATACAATATTTTGGTAATATTGATGTTAGAAAAAGTAAGTATGAAAGAGATTACGATGTTGACATAGGTGAGTGGGGATTTGATTGGAATAAAACGTTTGAAATGAATCACCACTCTAATTCATATATCAATATTGTGGGGGAATCACAGTTTGAATTTGAAGATGTGGTACATATAACTGAAAAATCAATCATCCCATTTCATTATTCACAATTTCCAATCATTGCAGCAACTCATGAACATATTCGAACAATGAGAGGTGTTTTTGGATTTGATTTTTTTGACGATTTAATTGACCACAGTTATGACGATGAAAAAGATGTCAAAAAAAGATTTAAAATGATTTTTAATGAAATTTTAAGATTACATAAAAATAAAGACGAAGTTATTAAATTTTATAAAGAATCAAGGCATAGATTTAAAAATAATAAAGAAAAAGTTTTGGAAATCACAAAAGATAAAACAGATACGGTTTTTTTCAAAAACTTAATTAACAAGAAACATTAAAATATGTACATAATAGGTATATCTGCATTTTATCATGATTCGTCTGTATGTTTATTCAGAGATAATCAATTAATATTCGCATGTGAAGAAGAAAAGTTCACAGGTATTAAACACGATGATTCGTTCCCAACCAAAGCGTTGGAATATATCTACAAACAATATAAGATTACACCTAAGAACTTACAGGCGGTTTGTTATTACGAGGACCCTAAATTAAAATATCAAAGGGTAATGGAAAATATTAAACCTCAATGGTTTAAGAACCCATTATATTCCTTAAAATCTCATTTAAGAATACGTAGTAACGTAAAGGAAATTGATAAGAAACTAAAGGAAATTTGTCCTACCGTATTTTATTCAACACACCACGAAGCTCATCAGTATTATGCACATTATACATCTCACTTTGAGGAATCTACTTGTTTATCTGTTGACGGTGTAGGTGAGATTGATACAGTATCGTTAGGTGTTGCGGATTACAATGGTATCAAATACAGTTCGATTGCGAAGTACCCACATTCAATGGGTCTCTATTACTCCGCATTAACCTCTTATTTAGGGTTTAGACCAAATGAAGGTGAGTATAAGGTAATGGGATTAGCGTCCTATGGAGACCCTCAAAAGTATATTAAAGAGATAAGAAACCTTATATCGTTCAAATCAGGTAAGTTAGAGTGTAATATGGACGTATTTTGTTGGAATAAAACCGATAAGTCCATGTTTAATGAGAAACTTGCGGAACTATTAAGTGTTCCACAAAGACTACCTGAAGAAACTTTAGAACAAACACATAAGGACTTGGCGGCTGCGGTTCAATTAAGATACGAAGAGGTTTTATTTGAAATTATCAAATCAATTAGACACGTAAGTAAAAGTTCAAACTTAACATTAAGTGGTGGTTGTGCGTATAATGGTACTGCTAATGGTAAAATTATAGATAAGTCACACTTTACTCATCTTTGGATTCCACCGGCACCGTCTGATGCGGGATCTGCAATCGGTGCTGTTGTTCATTATTTAGTGAAAGAACGTAAAGTAAGGAGTAAAATTACAAGAAGTCCATTTTTAGGTCCTCAGTATTATTATGATGATATTAGACGAGCAATTGGAACAAATAACTTTAGAAAATATGAATCTGAAAATAAATTAAGAACTTATATCGCTCAAAAAATATATGAAGGTAAGGTAGTTGGGTGGTTTCAAGGACATATTGAATTTGGTTCTAGAGCGTTAGGTAACAGATCAATATTAGCTAACCCAACTTATCCCGATATGAAAGATAGAATCAATAAGGTTATTAAAAAGAGAGAAGGATTTAGACCATTCGCACCAATGGTAATAAAAGAGAAACAACATCAGTTCTTTGAAATGACAGACGATGTTCCATATATGAATCAAGTTGTTAAAGTGAAGGAAGAATATAAAGATAAATTACCGGCGGTTACTCATGTGGACGGAAGTGCTAGAGTCCAAACAGTATATAGATACACTATTATACATGATTTACTAATGGAGTTTGAAAAATTAAGTGGTTACCCAATTTTATTAAATACCTCATTCAATATCAAAGATAAGACAATGGTATTAACACCAAAAGATGCTGTTGATACGTTCTTTGATACTGATATGGATATATTAGTAATGGGTAATTACGTTATGTATAAAAATTAAATTATGAAAGGAATGGTATTTGCTGGTTGCTCTTTTACCTATGGACATGGGTTAGAATATTATAGCCCAAATAATCAATTTATAAATAAACCAGAAATTCAAATAACTCAAGTTAAAGATAATCTTTTATTTAAAACTAGAGAAGAATTACGTTTTTCTAATTTAGTATCGAAACACTTTAACACTTTTAATGTGGTAAGAAGATATACCGCAGGTAATGATCAAGATTCCTTTTTATTTCTCGAACACCTATTTGACAAAAACCACGAGCACCCACATATTACAAACCGAAGATATGATTATGATGATATTGAATATATCATATTTCAAACATCATATCCTGATAGATGTTTTATAAAATTAGAGGACCAACACTTCAGATTAAATGATTTTCAAAAAAATGGAGGAAAGGAATTGGATGATTTTGTTGATAAACTTAAAGATTTTGGTATAAACAGTTTTAATGAATATTATGATAAATTAAGATTACAGTTGATTAATGACATAAAAACTAAGTTTCAATTTTATGAGTCTAAAGGTTTAAAATGTTTATTTTGGAACATAACTCCAAATTTCAATAATTTGATTAATGATGACGAATATTTAAAAAATAGACTAATTACATTTGATTATAATGGTAAAAATTATAGTTGTTGGATTGAAATGTTTGAAGATGAAAATTCTAATTTAGAAATAATAAGCGATGATGAATTTTTTGGTGAGGTTACTCCACATGACAGACACCCATCTAAAAAGGCACATCAAATAATTGCACAAAACATAATAAAAAAAATAGAAGAAAATGAAAAAACTGATTAATTGGGTGAAGAAGTACTTCGCCGACAAGAAAAGAAAGAAGGAATTTAAAAAGAAATTAGAAGAACTACGTAAAAGAGATCCATTTATTTATAACCATTAATTTGGTTTTTTGTAAAAGTTTCTTTATATTATAGTATTATGTCAATATATTGGTTCACAGGACAACCTGCATCAGGTAAAACTACATTAGTAAACAACCTCTTAACCCATTTTGGTAAGGAGAACACTATTATTATAGATGGTGACGATTTGAGGGATATCTTTCAAAATAAGGACTATTCTGAGGTGGGAAGGAGAAAAAATATTGAAAGAGCACAAGACATCTCTCAATTTTTGAATAAAAAGGGGTTTACGGTATTGGTGTCATTAGTTTCACCATATAAAGACCAAAGAGAGGACTTTAAGAATAGAGAAGACGTTATTGAGGTTTATGTACACACGACAGAGGATAGAGGTAGAAATCAGTTTCACGTTGAGAACTATGAACCACCTACCGAAAACTTTATAGATTTGGATACAACGGATAAAACCGAAGTAGATTCTTACTATGAAATATTAAAAAAATTAAATATATGATTCACCAACAATTATTATTTAATGAAGAAGAATGTAATTTAATAAAATCATATGTAAAATTACAACCTACCGATTTAAGTAAATATCTTAATACTACAGATGTTTATAATCTTATAGACAGTAATAAATTGGTGGCCACAAAATGTGACACCTCATATAGGGTATTTGTTATAGAAAATTCGTCAGAGACGGAGTGGATGTTTAATAAATTATTGGAATGGTTTAGTGATGTTAACAATATTAAAATAAATTATGATAATAAGGTAAAATTTTGTACACTACATCAATACAGTGTTGGGGATGAATTCTCAAAACACATAGATTTAACGAAAGGATTTAACACAAGGAGATTTAATTTAGGTATTCAACTAAATGATTCGTATGAAGGTGGTGAATATTTGTGTTGGGACGATGATAATACTGAAGTTTTAATTTCAAAACAAATAGGTACCGCATTGTCATATCATTGTAGAATTTTTCACGAAATAAAAGAAATTACAAATGGTGAAAGATGGTCGATTGTGATGCCAATTGGAAAAAAACACATAATTGAAAAAATAAATTTAATATAATATGAGTAAGAAATATGCAATGTATGTGGGCAGATGGCAGAATTGGCACAAGGGTCACGAATGGTTAATTAACCAACAATTAGAAAAGGGTAAGGACGTTTGGGTGGCCATTAGAAATGTGGAGACAGATGAGAACAATCCAAAAACTGCTCAACAAGTAATGATGGATTTAGCGGAAGAACCGTTTTTTATGGAAAATTCACATAGAATTAACATATCCATTATTCCCGATATTGAGAGCATCAATTATGGTAGAGGTGTTGGGTATGATGTTATTTACCACGAACCACCTGAAGATGTGGCGAAAATTAGTGGTACAAGTATAAGAAACGGGTATATTGACTCAAATGGAGATATTATAGAATATTCAGATATGAATGACAAATGATACAAAAAACATTATTATACTATGTTTGAAGAATTTAAACTTACTGAAGATTTTACAATTTTTAAATCAACAATTACAAATATTGATAACCCAACGTTAGTAAAAGATTTTGAATATAATTGTGATATTTCTAAATATACGACAGATGACAGTACACCAGGAAAACAATCAAGAATTCACATCATTTCAAAAAATATTACAGATATACGAAATGAGGTATTAAAAATGGTTATGTTACATTTTAAACTTGATGAAAATTATTTAATTTCTTTTGACGATTGGGTTTATATTAGTGATAATAAAAATAATAAAACTTGCTATCATAACCATATAAGTCAATCTAATTTCTTCCTTCTTAAAGAACCACCTCAATGGACTATTAGTTATTACGTTGAGATACCGAATAATTTGAAAGGAAATGATGGACACTTAACCTTTAAAACAAAAAATAATGAAGAAGTTTCCATTTTACCTGTGGAAAACCAAATAATAATGTTTCCCGCAGACGTAGAACATAAACCTGAATTGAATAAAGACTCAACAAATAAACGAGTGGTGTATGTCGCCAACATTACAATTTTGGATAAAAATAAAAAATATATAAAAAATACTAATACATTTTTATGATAGTAGAACGTAAACGACATATCGCTAAAACCATCTCATATCGTATTGTAAGTACTCTTATTGGGTTCCTAATCATATGGTGGGTAAGTGGATCAATCAAGGTTGGTACGGCTTTCGGGGTGGTAGAATTAATATATAAACCTATCCAATACTATCTTCACGAAAGAATTTGGTATAAATGGATAAAATTTGGCTTAAAAGATAAAAAATAAGTATTTATATACAAATAGTAAAACAATATGAGAACAGTATTAATAGGTTCGGACTTTATGTACGACAAAGATGGTAATTTAAAACCAATTGAAATCAACACCGCAGTAGGTTGGGACGGACCCCATCAAAAGGTGGAAGATGACGTAGATTGTTTAGATTTAACAAGTTTATACCAATTTGTTGAAACTAAAGGATTTACATCTATACATTACGTGGGGGATATTATACCTCTTCATAAAACATTAGAATCACATTACACTGGAAGTTCAATTTCATATGAGTTTCATGCTGTTGGGTCATCGGCGATTACAATACCATTTATAGAGGATAATGATGAAAAACTAATCATCAGAAGTGCGTATGACACAACTGCATTAGTAGATGACACATATTGTAGAGATAAGGTTGAATTTATGAAATTGATTCAATCCCAATCATTTGGTTCTCAATTTGCATATAAAGATGATACAAACCAATTAGTATCAAACATTACAACTATAAATGATAATGGGGAACACCCAAATTTTATTTTAAAATCAAGATATCCAGGTTACGATAAGGATGTTTATCCTAAATTTTTTAAGGTAACGACACAAGAAGAATTGGATACAATTTTAGAAAACGTAACTTCTGATTACTTCTTAATGGAGAATTATTGTAACACTACTAATAATTTTGAAGGTCATGTAAAAGTGATAAGAAGTTTAAATATATTATATCCACCAACATTAGAATCAATACAAATTGGACAATACACTAAATTTAATGAAAATATAACTTTTTCTGATGTAGAATATGATTCGGCAACATATGTGTTAAATTCGGAATATAGAGATAGTTATGTAACCGCACTAACGACAAAAGGATTACCCAAATTATTAGATACGGATATGGTGGAAATGGCCGACGGTACATTTAAAACGGCATTGGAATTACAAATTGGTGATATAATTAAAACAATTGATATACCAAATCCAAATGGTGTCGATAACACATCTTATCTTACGAATTTTGAAATAACATACGAAACACTTGTATCAGGTACAACTTATTCAACAAATGGAGTTACTAATAAAAAAAGAGTAAATTTATTATCAATGGTAAATCAATTAACTTTTGATGATAATAGTACATGGGAGGATACCGGAGGTTCTTCTTATTTAATTGAAAGAGATAATGTTATACAATTTGAACAATTATTTAATTTAAAAGTAGGCGATGTTGTTTTATTATTAGATACATCGGAAAGTTTAGTAGATTTTATTAGAAAAAATGTTGTAGAAAATACAGAGGTTAAAAAAATATTTTCAGGATGGTTTATATCAGTAGAAAACGCACATCTATTTTTAACTAAAACAACATCAACAAATAATGAATCATTTGTTTCCATTGAGCACAACGAAGGGGAATTTTGTCCATCTTGTTCTGGTGCAGGTCCATCTGGTACCTGTCCTAAAGCCTCACCAAAATGTAGTGCATGGTATACATGTACAAACGCCAATTCTGATTGTCCATAAACTATTGTAAAAAATAAAATAAAATAAAATAAAATAAAATGGCAAATATAATAACAAATACCGAAATTAACACATTAAATACTACCTTAACAACTATTGGTAATTTAATAGTAGTTGCAAATAGTTAGTTATAAAATAATAGGTTATGGTTTATTTCATTCCGAATATACTTTCTAATGAGGAGTGTAAATTCTTGTCTAAACAATTTGATATTGAAAAAGTAAATAATTTTTCCACAGATATTAAGGTAGACACCAATGAATCGTTCGGTTTTAGGCCTTCATATAATTTTGATAAATATTTAGACATTCTAAAACCAAAAATATTGGAATTCAATAATGAAATTCAATATTTAGATAATGTAAACACATATGTTAGAGAATATTTTAATAATGCATTTTTAACAAAACATATAGATAGAAAGGATATAAGTGTTACAATGTCCATATGTTTAGAATCTACAATTAACAAATCATGGCCATTATTTTCCGAAATAGATGGTAAAGAATATTCATTCAATACAAATGTTGGTGATGGTATATTATTATTTGATGCGGATAAAAACATACATTGGAGAAACACTTTAACTTGTAAAGAAAATGAAAGGGTATTACAATTTTTTTTACATTGGAAACCCGTTGATTACATCATAAAGAAAACAAAATCATTAATATAATAATGAAATTAGATTTTAAAGAAATAGCCACGGCTTGGTATAATAAACTTACACATTCCAATGAACTAAAAAAATTAGCAGACGATAGATTTTTAATTTGTTTAGAATGTCCATCAAAAAAAGAAATTTTTAAAAAAAAAGAATGGTCTCTCAAGTGTGGAGAATGTGGATGTCCATTAAAAGGTAAAGTATACACACCCAACACATATTTGGATGAAAACGGGTCATGCCCATTAGGAAAATGGAAAGAAATTGAGATAGAATACTTAAAAACTTTTAAAAAAACCAAAACCATCTTATAAAGTGTCTCATTTAATTAATAATGAACTTATTTGGATTTCTAATCCAAAATGTGCGAGTTTTTCTATTGAAACGGCATTAAGAAACTCAAAACTAAAATTAGAAATGTATGACTCAAATGATATGTCAAAACATTACCATACTCCATTAAACGAATGTTTATCAATATGGGGAAATAAAGAAACTATTTGTATTAATAGAGATTGGGTAGATAGATGGATGAGTGCTTTAAATTTTATTTGGGATAAGATTGAATATGAGAGTTCATTTGAACTGATATGTAAATGGGAAAATCTTGATAATGAATTTTTATATAAAATAATTGATATCAACTTTCTAAATGATTTACATTTAGTCGATAGTGAATATGTAGGACTTAAAAATTGTTTTTTAAAATTAGTAAAAGAAAAATATGACCCATCAAATAAGTTATCAAATGTAATGGTAACATTAGTTTCTCAAAAGTTTTTTAAATCCAATAAAAAATGTACATATGAATTTGATATTAAAGAAATAGATAAATTTGTAGATTTTATTGAAAATAGATTTGGTGAAAGATTAATTATAAAAAACACCAATCAATCCACAAAAAGACCAAATAAAATTATAATAAACGATGAATTAAAATCATTTATTTGGGAAAATTTTGAAAAAAGATTTGAAAAAACAAATCAATTAATATAGTATATGGAAATATATAAAAACATATTAACAAATGATTTTTGTGATACTTTAATAGAAAAAATTAAGAATGAATGTGTATTAAGTGAATCACATAAAACAGATTGGTATGTTTGGTTAATTTGGGGACAACAATCCAGTCAACCATTAAATAAAGAAAAGTGGAACGAAGAAATTTATAATATGGTAATAAATGAGTTGGTTAAATGTGATTTTCCTAAACATAAAATAATGTGGTTACAAATGACGGAATATAAAAATGGTAGGTGGTTACGAAGACACACCGATGGTGCAGGAAATAAAACATCAATAATTTTGTTATCAAATGAATTTACAGGTGGGGATACATATATAAATGATAGAGTTGTAAATTTAGAAAAAGGTGATGGTGTTGTATTTAATGGTGGTAATCAATATCACGAAATAAAACCAGTAACGGAAGGTACACGATACGCTTTAAATTTTTGGTTTCATTAATAATACAATATGGTAGATTTAAAAAATTACACATGTAGTGTTCCATTTAATTCATTGGAAATACACAATAATGTGTGTTTTGTTTGTTGCCCATCTTGGTTACCCAATAAAGTAGAACTTCGCAAAATTCCATTAAAAGATGTCTACAATAGTGAACCAATTATTGATATTAGAAATTCTATATTAGATGGTTCATTTAAGTATTGTAGTAAAGAACTTTGTCCTTATTTAAGTAAATTAGTAAACTATGGTGTGACATCTGGTCCTATTACACTAAAATCAAATTCAAATATTAAAAATCCGATTGTAGAGAATAATACACCTAATTATTTGGTGATGAATTTTGATAGAACCTGTAATTATAAATGCCCATCGTGTAGAGTTGATTTAATTGTTGAAAATAGTGAAGGTATAAAAAGAGTTGAAAAAACGATTGAAGACATTGATAATTATTATTCAAAACACGTTCAAACTTTATACATAACCGGTTCAGGTGATCCATTTGTTTCCGTTGGATTTAGAAATTATCTAAGAAATTTTAATCCTAAAAAATACCCAAATTTGTCATCGATACATTTTCACACCAACGCATCTATGTGGAATAAGGAAATGTGGGATAGTATGCCAAACGTACATAAATATGTTCATACTTGTGAAATTAGTATAGACGCAGGTACCAAAGATACTTATGAAAATAAAACAAGATTAGGTGGTAATTGGGAAAACCTATTAAATAATTTAAGATTTATTAGTACTTTACCAAATATGAATGTAAAAACCTCATTTGTTGTACAAGACACAAATTATACCGAAATGGAAACATTTTATAATTTAATGTATTCTATTTTTGGTAATAAAGTAAATGTGTTTTTTGGTAAGATAACTAATTGGGGAACATTTTCGGAAGGGGAATTTAAATTAAAACAGGTGTGGGATATTGAACATCCTGAACACCAATTGTTTAAAAAAGAATTTAATAAAATATGGAAAAACACAAATTTGTTCCATAATTTATATGAGTTTATTGATAACACCAATAAAACATTAATATAATATGAATGGATTTACCACAATAAAAGAATTTTTAACAAAAGAAGAATGTGATTTATTATTACAATTTTCATTAACTAAAAAGTTATCCGATGCAACAGTAGTTAACGGTGATTTAGATATAAGAAAATCAAATATTTTTTTTCATGATTATAGTTTAGATTTTCCAAATTTAAATGAAAAATTAATTAAAATTTTTAAAAAAGAAGTTAAGGTAAAAGGTTATGAAATTGATTTTACAGATAATGAATTTCAATTTACACAATATACAAAAGATGGTTATTATAATTGGCACACAGATTCTGATAGTGGTTTAACTAAAGAAAGATATTGTTCAATGGTTATACAATTAAACGAAGAATATACAGGAGGTGAATTACAAATAAAAGATGTGGATGGTAACGAAATAACATTAGAAAAAGGATTGGGTAATTTATTTATTTTTTATTCATATTTAACACATAGAGTAAAACCCATAATATCAGGAACAAGATATTCATTGGTTAATTGGTTTAAAATAACCCCATTGGAAAATTTTAAAAAAACTTTAATATGATTAGACCTATTGAAATAAAAAATTTTCTAAACGAGAAAGAGTGTGATTCTATAATTGAATTGTCAGATAGTATTGGTTTTAAACCAGCAGAAACTGCCTATGAAAGTGAAATCATCAAAAATTTAGATTTTAATAAAAGAGAAATAGCTTACATAAAATCGGATAAATTCAATGAAGTATTTAAAAACTTATCTAATAATATTTTAAATAAAATAAATTCTTTAACTATTTTCAAAGGATTAAAATACGATAATATTGGTAATTATTCTTTTAATAAATATTCTACTAATGATTTTTTAAATTATCATGACGATTTTCATGAAATAAAATTTGGTGCAACCATTACTGTCGTATTAGAATTATCAAACAATTATAATGGAGGTGAATTTTGTTATATATATGATGATGAAGAGATTCAATTTGAAAAAGGTAAGGGGTCTCTCTATATATTTGATTCAAATATGATGCATAAAGTTAACCCAATTACAAATGGAATCAGATATTCAATTAATTGTTGGCCAAAATACTCAATAAAAAAATCATTAATTTAATGAATACATTATGGACATTTGGAGATTCTTTTACCGATTTCTTTTATCCACCCGATAAATCGGAAATTCATTGGAGACAAAAATATATCAAATTCAAAGGGTACACACCAAAAGTATATGGTGAAATCATCGCAGAGAAACTTAATTTAAATTTAATAAATTTAGGAATGGGGGGTGTGGACAATTCTCACATTTTAGAAATGTTTTGTAAAGTTGTTGATAAAATTAAAGAAGATGATATTTTAATATTTGGATGGACAAATCAAAGTAGATTCAGATTAGTAAATAAACATAATCAATGGGGACATTTTAATACAGAACCAATAAATGATAAAGGATTTTTTTCACATAAAAAATTTGAGACTTTTGAGTTTATTTCAGAAAATACAGTACAAGAATTACTCATAAATAGAACAAATGTTCTTTATATGTTGGAAATTTGTAATTGGATAAAATTAATTAATTTTTCAACTAAAAATAAAATAATTCATTGGACATGGTGTCCCGATTTATCGAAATGTGGAATTATTCGTCCTAAAGGATATAAATCAATAAAAGAAGAAACCAATGGTGTAGTTGATGATGGACATTGGTGTGAAGATGGACACATTGAATTTGCTGATTTTTTAATTAATTTAATTAATAAAAATATAAATTTAAATGATTTTAAAAGAAAAAATCTTATTTAGTAAAGAGGAGTGTGACTCCATAATGTCATATAACAAAACAGACATCACAAATTGGTTGATGGGTGATAGAAAATATAATTCACAACCAATTAATTATTCGTTAGAAACCAAATGGTTATTTGATAAGTTGGAGGATTTTGTGGAAAGGAAAGCAAACATTAAAATCAGAACAATAAAAAAAACGATACATTTTCATAAATTTACGAAAGGTGATTGGTTCGGAAAACATAACGATGTTAGAGACGATAGGGTATATGCTGTTGGTGTTTTGTTAAATGATGATTTTGAAGGTGGTGACTTTAAATTACACAATCCAAATGAAATAATTTTAAATAAAGTAGTTGGAAACGCCTATTTATTTGATGTAAGAATTGAACATGAAATAACACCTATTTTAGATGGGGAAAGATATTCATTACTTTGGTTTTTACAAAATGAACACATAAAAATAGAAATAAATAAATTAATATGAAACCATTAGAATATTGGACACCGGAAGAATTTGAAATATCATCGTTTCTTTTTAATTTAAATGAAAGAAAAGGGAAAACATATAAAACATCTGGTACAGATAATACCGGTAAGTGTTCATATTCGTATAATGAGTTGGGGTTCAGGGGGGAAAGTATTAAAAAAAATGGGTTTAAAATTATGTCATTAGGGTGTTCGAATACTGAAGGTGTTGGTGTAAATTATAGTGATACATGGCCAGCACAATTTTCTTATTTAATACCTAATGGTGTTAATTTTAATTTTGGTACGGGTGGACGAAGTAATGATTTTATATGTAGATGTTTATTAACATATTATGATATAATCAAACCAGACTTAGTTTTAATTATGTATCCATCACCTTTAAGAAGAGAAATATATACAGGAGATGGTGGAATTGAACCATTCATGCCAACAAGTTCTTGGGGTTATTTAAAAGAGACAGATGACGGTATTAAAACACAAGAATATTTAACTCATTTACAAAATGATAATGAGGATATAATAAATTGGTATAAAAATCATTTATTGATAAAATATTTTTTAGAATCAAAAAAATGTGATTGGATTTGGAACGGTAGAGAATTAACGTCATTTGATTATTATGAACCTAATAGGTTTGATGGTGATTATGGAAAATATATAGATTTTGGTGCAGATGGTTCACATCCTGGACCAAATCACAATAAAACATACGCAAATAAATTACATGACTTTATATCAAAAAATTTCCCACATTATATAAATTATTTACCAAAAAATAAACAAAGTTTGATTTGATTTTTAGGATATTTTCATTATATTATCATTAATGAAAATACTTGCACATACATGTTTTATCGGAGTTACAGGATATGCTAATCATGCAAAGTCCTTTTTTTGTGCTCTGAACAAATACCACACAGTTAAAGTTAGGAACTCAACAATCGGAGGTGGTTGGAAGGGAATGAATGATACTCCACACGATAATGAACCTTATATTACAGATGAGATGAAGGATATGTTAATTCTTCAAACTCTTAATAATTCGGATGGTAGTAGATCAGATTACCCAATCTACGGATATGATGGTGGTTATAAACCTGACGTTCATATTGTTTTGGTTGATACTAACAATCGTTATTTTTATGATGACTACGATGGTTATAAAATAGCTTATAATGTTTGGGAATCAACACGTTATCCCGATAATTTCTTTAAAAGATTACATTATTTTGACGAGGTGTGGGTACCAACACAATGGCAATTTGATTGTTTGGTTGAACAGGGTTATCCATCACATAAAATATCAATAGTTCCTGAGGGAGTTGATGTGGAGACATTTAAACCATCAATTAAGATACCAAAGAAGGACAAATTTAGATTCTTACATTTCGGTAGATGGGATTATAGGAAAGGAACTACAGAGGTTTTAAGATCGTTTAGTGAGACATTTAAAGATAGAGATGATGTAGAGTTGATTGCGTCAGTTGAAAACCCTTATCCATTTGACGGACTTAAAACAACTGAAGAAAGGGTTAAACATCACAAAATAGATACAACAAACATCAAGTTTATAAAATTCACACCACAGGAAGAATATGTGAAATATTTGCAAGAGGGTGATGTGTTTGTGACGTGTGCTCGTAGTGAAGGATGGAACTTACCATTGATCGAGGCTATGGCGTGTGGAACACCATCAATTTACTCAGATTGGGGAGGTCAGTTACAGTTTGCCGAAGGTAAAGGTATTCCTGTAAAGATAGATGGATTAAGACCTGCTAATGTGGAACACAAAGATTTTCCTGGTGAGTATTGTGAACCTGATTGGAATAATTTGGGTGAACAAATGTTAAGTGCGTTTAACGAATATAAAAAACATAAATCATTTGCCATGGTTGAATCAAAAGAAATACATGAAGAGTTTAATTGGAGTACTGTTGCAAAGGGTGCTTCAGATATACTTGAAAATAAATTTGATGACTTCGCTTTCATCACAACAGGTAATATTGGATACATGCCGGTAATTGAAGATTTAGTAAAATCACTATTAGAATTTTCTAAACGTAAAATTATTGTTTATGGTATTGATTGTGAAGTACCTTTTGATTACCCAAATGTAATTAAAAGAACAATAAATCCACCAAAGATATCAGAATACGATAAATGGTATTGGAAACAACACGCATGTATTGAATCTTTAAATGAAGGATTTGATAACTATGTTTGGTTGGACGGAGATGTTGTCGTTAATTACAACGTAGATAATATTAAATCATATTTCAAGGAGATTGAAAATTACCCAATATCTGACATTCATGTACAAGAAGAGTTCTTCGGTTGGTACGATAATGGAACTAAATCTCAATTGTTTAATGAACAAGTTGCAAATGAATGGGGAGTACAAAAACAACAACCATATATGCACGTTTGTATGTATGTGTTTAATAAGGAATGTAAATGGTGGTTTGAGGAGATTATAAGTCATTATGTAAAAGTAATGGAAGACGGTGGGAAAGATTATAAACGTTTATATCTATGGAATGATGAGGGTATTGATAACGTAATGAGATGGAAATATAATTTTAAGAAACATTTACCATTATCTAATTTTGATACATCGTCATACGATGGTGATGATGGAATGACAAATGAAACACAACATCATTTCTTAAAGTTTTGGAACGAAGAAGGACCACAAAACTTTAATAGAATATTTGGTTACCAAGCAATACCAAAAGATAAAAATCAAATTCTTTATTTTCATGGTAACAAGAATGCGCAGATGTCAGATTTCATGGTAAACTTTATTAAGATGAAACGTGATGATAGTTTTTATAAATCAGAACAATTCTATACTGACATTTATAAGTTGGAAAACTTAGGCGACATCAAAGATGTTCAAGGCGGAACAATAGAAATTGCCGATAAATACGGATGGGCAAGAGCGATCTATCATGAAATATTTAATTTACATGATTATTATAAAGGTGGTAATGAAAGAAGAATAAATGAAGGTGATATTGTTGTTGACTTGGGAGGTAATATGGGCATTTTTAATAGATGGTCGTATCATCAAGGTGCAAGTAAAGTAATATCATTTGAACCGGATAGAAGATATTTCAAATTACTTTCATTAAATGCTGACCCACGTTCAATATTATTTAATGCCGCAGCAGCACATGAAATGGGAGAATTAAATTTATATGAGAGTAATCACTTAGGTGGATCTAATGTTTTTGGTATAGAAGGAAAAGAGGGTTATAGTGTTAAAACATACACATTAAATTATCTATTTGAAAGTGGTTTAATTGATCGTATTGATTTTCTTAAAGTGGACATTGAAGGTGCAGAACACGCGGCATTTGCGGGTATTAGTGATGAGAACTTACAAAAAGTAAAAACCATAGCAATGGAATACCATCATAGTCATTTTGATTTTGATGATGATTTAAGAAATAATTTTATTAAAAAAATGAATGGACTTGGGTTTAATTCATACCTATTATTTATGGGACATAATAACGCATTACAAATGATATATTTTTGGAAATAATGAATAAGTTAATATTGGCTACAGGATGTGATGTTAATTATGTTAAAAAGATTGATGTTTTTTTAAATACAATACAAGAAAACTCAAACTTTGATGAGAATTATTTAGTTATTTATGGTAATGATAATGTTACAATACCTTATGACAAAATTAAAGTAGTAAACGTTGATCCTAATGATGTAAAATCAATTACTAAGATTAAATGTTTACAACATGGTGAATTTTTAAAATCAGTTGAGTTATCAAATAATTTAAATGATGACGATGTTATTTTATACACTGACGGCGACATGTGGTTACAAAGACCTTTAACAGATGATGAACTTATAAAGTACAGACAATTAAAAGATGATGATGTTTTTATAGGGTATAATATGCACCCAAATCAAAAATTAGATAATGAATACAATGCGTTATTCTCAACAAGATATAAATCAAAAATATTTAATTCAGATTGGTCAGAAATTAAATGTTACAATACTGGTGCAATTGCCATGAATAAAAAAACATGGATAAAATTAGCTAATCAATATTGTGAATGGTTTTCTGAGGTTGATAAAATGTTTGATCATTATGCAAAGCAACAATGGTTAATATCGTATATTATTGGAACTCAAGGGTATAATATAATTGAAATGGGTTATGACATACATAATCATACACATCATGGAAAAGTTGAAGGTACTGTGGTGGATGAATATGGTGTTATTAGTTATGATAATAAAATTGTTCTATTAAAACATAAATGGAACAATGTAAAAGAAATAGAGAATGTAAAAAAAAAAGTAATGGGATATACACAATTTAATGATGATGTTTTTGTAGTTGACTGTTGGCCAGATAACAAAGATAAGGAGAATGTTTTAAAGAAATTACTTACAAGTTTAAAGGTATATAATTGTCCTATTATATTATGTGGACATTATCCTGTCTCACCTGAGATTCAAGTAATGGTAGATTACTACATTTATGATAGTAATAATGATATTCTTTTAGAAAAAGATTTTGAAGAGTATAGTATTAATAGTGATCGATGGACAGACATGGGTTCATATAAAATTACTAATAAAATTGACTTTCATCACGATTATGCTATTTGGTTGACAATGAAGAATGCATTCAACCTTGTTAAACAATTAGGAAAACAATATATCCATTTCTTAGAGTACGATAATTTACCGGACGAAATTCAGTATCGACAATCTTTCATGGAATATGTTAGAAACAACGATGCGGTAGTATATGAGTATTCTGAAGGATCAACAAGAGAAAGTAATCCATATAGTTCGGCTTTTATTTTTTCAATTAAAACCGACGTTGCATTAAAGATGATTAGCCTTATCAACAGTAAGGAAGAATATTTCAAAGGTAAACCTGATAGATGGCAATTGGAGAAACAATTATACCAATCAATAAAAAAAGTAACTAATAGTGTATTTGTTAGTAAGTACATACCAAACGATAATGAACTTAATATTTTTGCGGTGTGGAATAGGAATGGTATATTAAAAAATGGTGCTCGTTTACAAACATACTTAGGTGTCGATGAAGCGGGACAGTTGTTTATTCATTTTATATCGGGATTTTCAGAACAACCGGCCGATAAGGATTATTTAATTGAAATTAACTACGGTTCATATAAAAGGTTTCACACAATTAAAAAGGGTGAATATAAATTAGAAAGGTTAGGTGATTATAAACAGAATGAAATTGTTGAGGTATTTTATCAAGGAAAAGAAATATTTAGTCAAGAATTAAAGGATGAAATGAATGAGTTTAGACGAAAGAATAAATTAACAAGAAAAAATGTTAATACAAACAGGAGAGTAAATATACATTTTGTTGATGGACCTTTTGTTGAGGTAATAGAAAATGGAGATTATCTTTATAATGTTCAATTCATCGATAAGAAGAATGGTAAATTAGAATTTGAGTTTAATTTAAAGAGTAATCATTGGGTTAGGTCATCTAAAAAATACTATGTAGATTGGTTAATTAAAATTAAAGGCGTTGATAATGATTTCTACCAAGAGTATAATTTTGATTTAACGGATAAAAGAGTAATGATATGTTTTGAATCTAAATCATTAGGGGATAGTTTAGCTTGGATACCATATGTTGAGAAATTTAGAACAGATAATAAATGTAAAGTAATTTGTTCATCATTTAATAACGATCTATTCAAAGATCAGTATCCCGATATTGAGTTTGTTTTACCTGGATCAAACGTAAATAATATACACGCGTTATATCGTTTGGGGTTATTTTATACTAGTGATCGTAAAATTGATGACACAAAACATTACAACGACCCTAAAAGGGAACCATTAATGAAAGTGGCGTCCGATATTCTTGGATTAGATTATGTGGAACTTAAACCTAAATTAAAAAAATTAGGTAAGAAGAAGAAAAAATTGGTTTCAATTGCTATTCATTCAACAGCTCAATGTAAATATTGGAATAACCCAACTGGTTGGCAGGAGGTGGTAGATTATCTTAAAGCTAAGAATTATGAAGTTAGACTCTTATCTCGTGAGGAAGATGGTTATATGGGAAACAAACATCCTAAAGGAATTACGGTACAACCTAAGAGTAAACTGACCGATATCATAAAAGTTTTACAAGAGTCTGAATTATTTATAGGTATAAGCAGTGGATTAAGTTGGTTATCTTGGGCGTCAGGAACCCCTACAGTAATTATTTCAGGTTTTACTGACGTAGATTTAGAACCATTAGA